ATGATAGAGCTAATTGGACAGAGAACAATTATGAGAGGATAAAGGGTTATGTCAACCGAAAAGAAATACCAATTAAAGCAGAAAAACCTGTTGTGTTCTATGCATGCTGTGTGGAATGGACAGACTATCTTGATGATCCCACAGGTCACATGTCAAGACTTCCAATCCAAATTGATGGTTCAAACAATGGATGGCAGCATCTTGGAGCGATGTCGAAAGACAGTAAAACTGGTTCACTTGTGGGCCTCGTTCCGTCTAAAATCCAAAGGGACTTCTATGTATCTACTGCTAAAGAACTAATAAAAATTATGCCTGATTGGTTCGCTGAGAAGCAGATGCCAATGAAGCATATTCGTAAGGGAATTAGTAAACGTGGTAGTATGACAAGGGCTTACTCGGCTGGTGAAAAGACTATGGCTACCAATATGTATGCCGATTGTTACCAAGAGGACTACACAGAGAAGTATGGGATCAGTGTTGATGATTGTAATAAACTATCACATAACCTGATAACGGCCATCAACAGAGTATGTCCCGGACCTCTGGAAACTATGTCATACCTACAGAAGCTTGCATCATTTGAGATAGGAACGTACACAATATATCGAGATGGGAAGGTAGCATCTAAAGCCTACCAGAAGATCAAGAAGATAATCAAGGAACTCAAATGGAAGAAGATTAAGTCAGAAGAAGAACTAATTTCTCTGTCAGATGCAATCAACGAACAATCACAGTTTGAATCTAGACTTGTACATGGTAATGGTTCTAATACACTGAGGTGGGTTACTCCATCAGGGTTCTATGTGATCTATGAGAACTTCATTCAGAGATCAATAAAGTGTAAAGGGACTATTAATGGCATCGGAAGGATTACACACGTAGCCTTCGAAAGAACTGAGATGCCTAATGTAAAAGGATACATGAGTGGTATCAGTCCTAACTTCGTACACTCAATGGATGCTGCCCACATGGCTATCATAATTGATAACTGGGAAGGTACATTCACAGCAGTACATGACGCCTTTGCATCACATGCATCAGACATGGATGAACTGCTGAGAGTAACAAAAGAAGCATTCATAATGATGTATAATAAGGAAAACTACTATGATGAAATCGAACAAACAATGCTCAGTAACAGTGAGAGTCTCACAGTCGAGCAGCCAAGTATTGGTGAACTTGATGTTTCAGAGATACGAGACTCAGATTACTTCTTCGCTTGAAACAGTTGGATAGATAATGAATAACATAGAAATCAAACTAGATACAGTAATCAAGAAGAAGAACCAACAAGAGTGGACAACAGAGTCAAAAGCAACTTGTGAAGAGTTCAAGTTGGAATTCAGGGGTAATGGATTCATAATTAATCAGCTATTGAAGGCTATACCTACTAATCCAAGCCACTTGAGCAGGGTTGTAGAGATAAAACGAGCTGACATACCTGTGTTCGAGTTAATGTCGCTAAAACGATGGTTATTCCCAGTGAATAAACAACCGGAACAACTTAAGAGAAAAAATTGGAAGAGGAAAGAATAATGAAAGAACATGTAAACTATAACTTCATGGCTCTGCAAGGAATTGATATCGATGATGAAGAGTACGCCAAAGAGTTTGGAGCACCACCTAATCTAGCATACACTCCAGAATTGAATAACTGGATGCTTAACTACGCATTCGACAGAGATGTACAAGAACTGAAAGAAGCGGGACTTACTGAGTCAGAGGCTATCGCTCGTGCGAATAAGAGCAGAGATGCAAGTAGAGCCGAAATTAGACAAATGGTGGCTGAAAGGGGACTACTGAAATGAGTAGTGCAGAAGAAGACCTTGAGTGGCTAATTCAGGCAGCGTATGAACATGGACTAACTCATGGATTTACTATTGGTAAGGCTAGATCACCTCGGCCAGAGGATGAGAAAGTACTTAGAGATGTAGCTAATACAGTTCGAGGAAAGATATCCGAAGGACTTAAGGCTACTATGGCGAACAAATGAAAAAATATGGACCTACTGATACTCATTGCGAGTACTAGTAGGTCCAGTTTTTTTTCGATAGATGGGAGTTGATCCCTTAGATTTATTTAGAAGCCCGACAACAATCAATAACTAGTGCGCCCAGAATTGAAGTGCTCCCAGTCCGGTTCTCTGTTCCTGAGATAGAACCTTATCTCGTAGAATTTTACGATTACGATTAGTTTTCTCAGTGAACAGCTGAAGTCTACCCATGAGTTGAATCCTCTTTTCAACAGCAGAAATAATTGCTAAAGCCTCTCTAGAAGTAATTAACTCTGGGATGGAATCACCATTCAGGAAAGAATCACTATTTATATTACTAGAACTGATTTCATTGAAAATCTCATAGAGTTCAGCTTGTAGGATTGAAGCCTGAGTACTGACGTACTTCTGATACTCACTAACTCTATCCTTAGCTATCTGAGGTTTATCGCTATCCTTACGAGCCATAATATTATTATCTCTATAGACGACATTACGATCAGGATCGATTGGGAATGCCGCAGAAATAAACGCCTTCATGGCGCTCCTACGGGCTATAAGATTACCACCAACAGGAGTCCACTCTGGGTCCATAAGAGAGTGCATGTAATCGAATGTACCATCTTTAAACGTCCACGTCTTATCAGGAGCGGACTCAAGGACTCTTTTTGTATCATCCTTGAACTTTTGGTACTCTTTCTTAGCCTCTTCAATGAAGTTCCAATCACGAGTAGTAATATCTACGAAGTTCTTATTGACTTCTTTTAACACTGAATGATAGCTATTAGCATCAACCTTATACGCATCATAGATTTGGAACACATAAGGCTCACCATTCACAGAGTCATCGGTAATAACTTTCCAAGAGTTACCTGAGAATGTACGAGTTACAACTGCGGCATCCATAGACTGCGTAGGGATAACAGACGAACGACCACGAACGTATCCAGCGGCCTCACCGTCCTTCTTAGCAGCACTAGATGCTCTCATTGGAGAATCTTGTAGATTCATTGTTGCATCGACATTATCACTACGAACTCTGATCTTAGAAGTCTGAGTTTGTGACTCATCAGGACGACCTTGTCCGAGAAGAATACGGTGTCCAGATGGACCTCTGATAGAGAACAGCTTGTCGAACATGGCATGCATGTAACCCACGGAGCGCATAACGCCTCTAGCATTAAATGTATCAGTTCCAAAGATTTCGAACAGAGCATGTACTACACTATCATGTGCAGCGTCCACTAAGTTATCCAGAGTGATACCAGAAGCTTCAAGAGATTCAATCTTGGAATTGATATCTGGCTGTGCTGTACGAAGTTCAGGTATGTGCTTCCTGATCTCTGCCTTTAGGCCAGCAAGCTCTTTACCATATGGGAATACCATAGTAACTGTCTTGTTGATTGGTCTAAATGAGGCTACAGCCTTAAGGACATCTCTGATGTTCTCTGTTTTACCAGAAGCCTTATCAGAAGGTATAGTAGGAGTAGGTGTAGCGATAAGTCTATCAAGAATTATCTCTTCCATCCAATCTCTGAGGTCACCATTATTAACTGCTTCCTCAGAACCATCATCACGAAGAACACCTACCCTGTACGCCAACTGCAAGTTACCCAACATAGCGCCTTGGTTAGCGACACCGTTGGTCTTACCGTCTATATAACCGTTTAAGTGTGTCTTGAATGGCTTACCTTGATCCATAGCATCGTTGAAGTTCTTGAAGTCTATCAGGGCATCAATAGCTGCGATAGCATCCTCTCCCTTTCTCTTTAGGAAGGGTGTAAGGTTCTCATCTTTCTTAATGAGCATAGTGAACTTCTGTAGACTCTGAGCCATATCAGGTGTGGCAGTACCATTAGCAATAGCTTCCATAGCAGGTTCCAAGGAACTAGCTGGGAATGCCTCATTGAGAGCATCTTCAAGAATCTTACCCCAGCTATAGTACATAGCTCGGTTATCTTGTAGATCAGCCATTCTACCCTTTGGAAGAAGGTTATCCTTACCGAAGTTAAGTGCTGCGATGTTCATGTATGCATCATACACTCTACCACTCCTACCTCTTATGATAGCTGGCTGTATGGCACGAGTAACAGCACGAACAATCTTCTTACGAGTAGGATTGAACTCAGTCTGCTGTACCATTTGACGACCAGCGAGAGGTTGCATAGCATATGTCAGGTAGTTTACACCTTTACGATACATAGATAGTGTCTTAATATCTGATGCTGCATCATTCTTCTTCATCCCGGTGATCTTGACCGCTGTATCAACAGCCTGAGCGTGTTCCATACCATCGAGGTCCATCTTTTCGCGGACTAGTGTATCGAAGGATTCACGGCCAAGACCAAACCCATCACCAAACACATCATTTGGATCGCCTATTTTACCAAATAGAGTGGGAAACAGCAACGTCATTGCTACACGCATACGTCGATTATCCACTACGTGACCAACACCTTGTTGGTTATAGATGGCTTCTTCAATCTCTGATAGTGTTGAATACGATGGGTCTTTACTATTACCACCAATAGCTCCCTTCTTACGGAAAGCTGGTCTAAGCTGCGCCTTATCAGCTTGTAGACCGTCATGTGCTGGGTGGCTCTCTGGAGCAATATTGATACCGAGTGCTTTCTGACGGAACTCCCTTGTATGCTCAAGTACATCAGCGCCATAAGGAGTCAGTCTGAATCTCCAAGGTGCGATCTCACCATTTGCATCGGGTCTTCCCTTATCATTTACTCGTACCTTTTCCATTGATACCATCTCAGGATTAGCTTCAGCGAACGCCAGAAGGTGTTGCATACCTAAATCTTTGTTCTGTAGACCAGACATCTTAGATGCTGTAGTCTTACCTTCCTTTTCAGCATTCCACCAAGTACCTATAGCCCTACCTGTGCGTTCTGCAGCATCGGCTGGGTTGATAAGCTCGGTAGAGTACATACCCTTACCTTCTTGATCATTATCATCGATGATATCATCCTCATCGAGGATATTAACCTCATCCTGAGCACCTAGGAACATCATATCGAGTTCGTTCTCTGTGGCGATCTGAGCTGTAATCAAGAAACGAGGATCAGGTGTGGCGAAGCCAGAAGTAGGATCGACAACTAGAGCATCAAGATTACCAGACATTGTCTGAAGAATTGTATTCTTCTTATCTTCGACACTCTTAACGATCTTGTACCGCTCTCTCTTAGCTGCATTACGTTCTTCTTCATCTAGAGCCAAATCAATCTTCTTATTGGCAGCGATGTAAGCCTCACGGTTAGCCGTGTCCACCTGTGTCCCTGAGAATGTAACGCTACCCTCAGAGCTATTTGATGGGTCCATACGAGCAGCAGTCCGCTTGGCTCGGTTGAGCATTGCAGCGGGTGGTGACTCGTTGGTTAGTTTGTAAGCTGGTGCCTGTGGCTGAGGTATACTACCCTCTGTCTGTTGACCAGTTGACCTCCAATCATCGAACGTAGGATTTAACTCTCCAGTACTAGCTGGACCCACGCGCTGACTAATCGGAACAAGTGTATCATCCTCATTGAAACCAGTAACACGAGGGCTTAGTGGCTCACGAGTTTCCTGTTCTACAGGAGCAGCCTCGGCCTCTCCCTGAAGGTCTACTGACTCAGAGAGAGAACCGATTGTGCTTTGTAAAATAGTCTTTAATGATTCACTAGGTGTTGGCGTGGATGTCTCGCCTCTTTGTAGTTTCTGAGCTTCGAGCCCAGCGCCTATTCTAGCCATTAGCTATCTCCTTGTTAACGTTTGATGTCAAAGTCAACTCCTGCTGCATTCTGGACCATCTTAGTGAATGGACCGAGAACAGGTGTTGCCCTCATAGCGTTGTACTGTGCCATGTCAGTGTTGCCTTCATATGCGTAATCAGCGGCCTTGAGTAGTCTACGCATAGGACCCATTGCTGGCATCTCATCCGTAACCATCTCGAACGTATTCTGAATCATTCCATTATCCCTCTTCTCGAAGGTTGGCCATATGAAGTTTAGTGCTCTTTCTGACTGACCAAGTAGGCCAGATGAATTGACAGCACGACGAAGTTTCTCAGTACTGTTAAGGTAAGGTGATGGTTCACCGTACTTCAACCAGTCTTTCAGATACTGTGATGCGAAACCCATGAAGATCATGGATGTCATCATTGCAAACGTATTGTACTTCATTGCAGGACTACCACGTTTCACATAGTCACCCCAGAGTCTAGGGATGTGGTTAGCTGTAAAGGTAGCTATATAACCATTGAACTGAGTGAATAGTGCTAACCTTGGGTCTTGGTATAGCAGAGGGCGATTAGCCGTGCCGGGAAGAGCCACTGTCTGATTAATGAAGTTGTACATAGCCTGATCTTCATACTCTTGGTACTGTTGTTTCTGCTTAGGAGTCATAGAACCTTCGTCCATAGCGTAGAGAGTGATATACTTATCAACTGGTACACCGAGATTGAGTAGCTCCTGTCTAGAGAACCTATACATCTCACTCTTGGGATCACTATTCTTAATGATCTCTATGTGATCTCGTGTGTAGTCACCAAATTGAGCTAGTCTCATAGCTCGGTTAGCGTTGGTAAGGTCGTGTAGGAAGTTAGCCTTGAAGAAACGATCAACCCAAGTCTTGGCCCAATCGCTCTGCTCTGTAGCACCAACTGTAGATGCTGCACCAGCCTCTTGTGTCATATAACCAAGATGCTGTAGAACCTTCATGTTCTCCCCCTCTGGGATATACTCTCTTCCTGTAAAGACTTCATTACCTACTCTATGTAGATACCTACCCATACCCTTAGCAAGCTCCATACTCATAGGCATGATATTACCAAAGATTTGTTTCTGGGTTAGTCCACCCGCTGTCAACATCAACTCTACAGTAGAGGAGAGTGCTGATAGTGGTAGTGATGTAGCTAGTGACCACAACAATATAGTACGTTGAACACCAATAGCACGTTCACCATATGAACCTTTAGGTGGTCTCTTATAGTTACCAGACTGAGCCTCTAGATACTGCTGGATGGACTTAGCCATCATATTGATTTCTTTCTTAGGGACACCCTGCTTCTCAGCTTCCTTGAGTAGCTGTGTTACTCTCCAGTTATCCTTACCCACATAATTGTGGAATGTCTCAAATCGTGCAGCCATACGAGCCCCTTCCTTGAAGTTATGGAATGGGTCTTGATGGAAGAACTCAGTGAACTTAGGGTGCTGTGAGAGTGCCATAGTACGCTTCTTAGCTTGTGTAGCTGGAATGCCTTTAGTAAGTAGATCGAATACTCCTTCATCCAGACCATCTAGTGGTTCACCATCTAGTATCTTATTAGTAAGGTCTGTAGCAGCAGACTTAGACATGGATGCCTCAGAACGAAGTAGCAGTTCGAAGTCAGCACGTTTATCTGAGACGATCTCTCTGTTTATGGCCTTGAACTTACCGAAGTAGTTTCTAAGCCGCTTGATCTTCTCTTGTGGTTGATAAGGTATAGTCATTCCAGTAATCGGGTCGATAGAATCCTTACCATTCTTGTTCCATGCAATGTTCTGACGTTGACGCATGATAGAAGCTGCCTTCTGTCGTTGCTCAACAAAATGACGAACCATGTTCTTATTAGGGTCCTTAGAGTACTTGTGCCATACATCGCTCTCAACTCCGTCCCACCGAGACCAGTCGAATGCAGCATTAGCTTGTTGTTCTGACATCTTAGGGTTAGCTTCTAGGAAAGCATTGTAGGCTGTATCTACTTGATTTATGATACTTCCAAACTTAGCCTTAGACGCAGAGTCTCTAGCACCAATAACTGGATTACCTTTAGCTAGTCCTCTGTAGAATATCTTCTCAGAGCTACTATCACCAATTAGGTTAACATAGGACTGATTGAGGAAGTGCATAGACTCCTCGTAAGTTCTACCAGCCTTAAAGCGACCAACTGTTGCGCCAAACATAGCACCTAGTTGTCTGTAAGAGGTACTCTTTATCAGAGAGTCCTTAGCCATTCTAGCCCGCATCATCCCACGCCATAGCATAGGTAAGTTCTTGAATGAGTCTACGGCTCTCTCGGTCATATCGCGACCCTTATTCTCGAGTACGTGCTCCGAAGCCATGTCAATAATCTCAGTACCAGTCTCATCACTACGCTTCATACTGTCCAAGGTTTCCCCTATCTCAGAGTTACCTTCTAGTTTAGCCAACTCACCTTCGAAAGAACTTCTATTTGATTCTCCACGGTTCCAAGCAGCATTGGCCCAAGAACCAGTTTCAGCCACGCCACCAGCACCGCCAAGTGAGCCACCAAGCGCCCCACCAGCAACCGCTGCGTTGGTGATACGATCAAGGAATTCAGAATTGAATTCACCGTGGTCAAGGATACCGAAATTCTCCTCGTTCCAGTCTTCACCAATCTGAGCCAGAGTTTCTTGAGCAGCTTCAGTAACTGCCTCCGACCCAGCACCCTTAGCAGCACGATTGAGCAGAGCACGAGTAACATTTCTTGCACTAAGTTGTTTAGCAATGATGTTATCTGCATCTTGTACCAATCCCATTAGTTCTGTTTTTGTAGCCTTACCGATAGTGGCTCTAGCCTGTGTACGAGCAGAAGCAGACGATACACCCTTAGCAACTAATCTAGCCGTAAGTACATCTTCCCCTTCCTTAAGTACCGCCTTAAGTGTCTTACCACCAACCTGAAGACCTTTCAGACCTACTCTATCCATAGCTGCTTGTGCCAGTCCAGAGGACATAGCTACCTGCCAGTTCTTCTCATCTTGTGAGTTGTAGACCTGACCAGCATAGACTGCTGTAGTTGACGAAAGTCCGACGATTGTACCACCGATTGCACCTAGGACACCACCGACTGCAGTACCAAGTACTGGAGTTACCGCTGTACCAATTACTGAACCAGCAACACTACCTGCGACTGCTGTTGCAATCGTATTGGCCATGTATGGTGAGGACATTGCTGCGTTGTTAGCTACATAACTAAATGCATTACTAATAGAGTCAACATCCTTGTAGTCGATAAGTACTTCAGGCTTCTTAGCAAGCTCTCCCTGCTTATAAGCTACAGCTATTTGTCCTTGTAGCTCCTTCTCACGGTTTCCCGTAGCGAACCCTATAGCTTGTTTCATGCCAGAGAATCCAGCACTCATACCGAGTAGGGCTGTGTCGAAGGAAGTACTAAGTGGTGATAGCGCCTCATTGTCCAGTGTTCTATCAAGATGACGAAGTGTTACGCCAGCATGTAGGTCAGGATCATACTCTGACTCATCTAGAGCCAGTGTCTTGAAGTTAATATCACCATTACTATCACGTATTGAGTCTGAGATAACGTCGAAAGCTTCCTGAGATGCTTCATCTCTCTCGGCTCCCGCGTTTCTCTGTGCTGTACCAATAATCTTCTGATCGATGTAGGTTTCGTCAGAGTATGGGTTAGCTCGTGTTAATCCTTCAGAGGCCAGCTTGTAGCTGAGTCTCTCACCAGTATCAGGGTTAACCATATCACCGATAGAACGGCCATATTTATCTTTCTTTCCTGATCTGTAGACATCTGTGAAACCACCTTCCTGAGCAATCTTAGCCACACCTTGATGGTAAGCTTGTCCTGCTGCATGGTAGTCGGTATCATCAGTGTAGTCACTTGAGTGAGCTACCTCTGGTGTGTTGATGTTGTCAATACGAATGGACTCTCCGCTTGAAGTACGGACTGTATCACCATCGATGAACATGTTGTCACCAGCAGAAGCGTCGAACAACTTTCCTACAATTTTCTTAGGGTCTAGGGTAGAGCCCATTGCGTATCTCCTTTATAATTATTTCTCAGAATTTGTAGTAAGAGTAACCTTGAGGAATGAGTAGAACCCATCCTTCTTTGTATACTCATTCTTATCTACAGGATCGAGAGCTTGATATGCCTTATAAGCATCAGTCATGAATGTATTAATAACAGTACCACGATCTAGCTTACCTTCTTTAGCTACATACTCTTCTTCTTGAGACAACCAATTAATGATGTCCCTATTCAGTCCAGCAATTTGATCTGGCTGTAGCTTGTCTCCGTTAGAACGTAGTTCCTGTGTCCACTTAACATCTGGACGCATATACACGATCTGGGAGTCGATGAATGGCAGTAAGCTCTTTACTGGAGCATTACCATTAGCTTGTGACCAACTCTTAGCTGAGTCATAAGCATTAGCTATAATACGAGAACTAACACCAGAGTCCACATCAATTCCAAGTTCCTGACGGAATGATTCAATATAGTCTTCAGCTATATTAGCCTCTGCTTCTGCTGATGCCTGTAGGAATGGAGTATTGTATTCACCTTCCACTTCAGCATCTGCACTAATCTTCTGAGTAATAACCTTACTATGAAGGTCAACTGACTTCTTACGGATAGCCGCGATACCAGTTGCATCCTTTGGATCGTTTGGATCATAAACCATCTCAGCGCCAACCTCGTTTCCTTGGAAGTCGATGTAAGTCTTATTACCAGTTGCGTTGTTAGTAGCTTCGTAAACGATCTTACCATTCTTAGTTACCTTTCGCTTAGTGCGATCATATGTAACACCAGACTTAGCAGGATCAGTTACAGCAACAAGTTCACCTATATTACCAGATAGGCGATACTTCTCGATAGACTTGGGTGTGTACTTACCCTGACCAGCTAGTCTGTTGGAGATGTCAGAACGATTAGTAAGTCCCTCTGCAGCTACACCGAAGCTCCAACTCATGGAAACCCCGTGGTCGTAACCAGCAATACGACTACCAACATACAGTAGGGCAAAACGATTAAGGTCCTGACCTGTGATCCCGAATGTACGATTGATCCAAGACATAGCCTTAGCCCAACCAGATGGGTCTTCTTTCTTTACTGTATCTACATCTGCCGCAGTAACTTTAACATTACCACCGCTTGGTGTTGGGACAGGCGGCTCGGAGTCTACCATAGGAATACCATCTGGTCCCTGTGGAGTAACAAGCTCATCAGCTACCATTTGGCTCTGTTCAGCCTCTTCAGCAGTAATAGAAGATGGATCGATATCAGTATCAACTACTGGCTTACCTTCCATGATAGCTCGCTGACGCTGACGTACTTTGTTAGCCTCTTCAATATCTTCCATGTTTCCGGGATTTACACGATCACCATTCTCATCGATAACTCTTGAACGAGTTTTAGGATTTCTAGTTTCATGCTGTAGATCACTGTAGCCACCATATACACCCTCATAGTCTCCCATTGAGAGCGTTGAGGAGCCGAATGATTCCATATTATACTGGTCTAGGTAATTCTGAATACCCTCATCAGTTGATAAATCCTTAATTGTCTCATTCTTTTCTGGTGGAATGACGCTCTCTTCGAACATCTCTGGTACTACAGGTGATTCAGGTGCTTCAAGGTCTGGGATACCAGTAGCTATCTTAGGAACTTCATCATATGTAGAGTTCTTGATTTCTACCTGTCTGTTCATCGCATCTACTCCCTTAAGCCCTAGGTTCCGTAGTTGAACTAGTGGGTTTGTCTCTCTAGGTGGTAGTACAATATCATTCCCTTGACCCTGTGGCATAGGAACCTGATACGGAGTTGCCATTTGTTCGTTAATCATATTAGGTGTGACTAACTCTTCCCCTTCCTCCAGTTTTACCATAGAAGGAGATTGATTCATTGGTACTTGTTCCCTCTGGAATATATTACCAATCATTTTAGAAAAGTCCATTATTCTTTCTCCTTCTTACGTTTAATTTTGAATGACACTGGTCCAGAGAATTGGACAGGTCTTAGGGGTGGTGGTGCAGCTACCCTTGGCGGTGGGTCAGACTGGCCACCTCCGAATAGTGAGGACACAGCCGACTCTATAGCCAAATCTTTGGCTGAAACCAGAATTCCGTCTATAGTCTCATTACCTGTTATAACTGGTACTGAATCTGGTACTGGTGGTACTGAATCTGGTACTGGTGGAACTCCCTCTGCTGAATTGTATTCATCAGATGCACGACCTTCTCTCGGAACTCCACTTACAATAGGTGGAACATAGTCTTCCCCCAGATAGCTTGCTGAGTTTCTCAAGTGGTCTTGGAAGTTAGACGATAGAACTTTATCGGTAACTGATCCCGGAGCACCACCACTATTCTCGTCAGATGCGTTAACTGCATCAATATTACCAGCATTAATAGCAGCATACATTGGCAGTGTTCCCATACCAGACTTCAGTCCGCGATCAGATAGATACTGTCCTGCAGCCTTAACTTGGTCTGATACAGACATATCCTTAGATACACCATATTGTTTTCGTTGTGGTTCACCCCATTGGATAAGACCACGATGCTCACCCCACCTTGTAGTAGGGCCTTTCTGCCAAGGATCATAGGTTCCACCAGTCTCATACCCGATAATACCGAGTAGGTCTTGTGGTGACCATCCTCTGGCTGCTGCTTCTGCCTTTACGGCTTCAATCATTTCTGCTGATGGTTTACCCATGTTACTTACCTGCCAGCTTTTTACCACCAATCAAAGCAGCACCAATAGCTAGTGGAGCAGTGATGGGGTTAGTCATTGCAGAGGCCATAAGTCCAGAGCCTAATCCAGATGCAGCAGCGCCACCAGCAGCGGCTCCGGTTGCAGCGGCTCCTGCACCAGCGGCTCCTGCTCCTAACGCACCAGCAGCACCAGTAGCGAGTGGGGCAGCTGCAGATGCGGCAGTTGGAGCCAGCTTAGCGAAGAGTGCTTCAGCGCCTTTAGTTGCAAGTTTACTTGCTCCTGCCGATGCAGCTTGCATAGCGATTTTCTCTGCAGGTCCTACCTGACGTGTAGGTGCTTCTGCCTGTGCTGCATTATGCTGCATTGTTGGCATAAGAGGAGCGGCTGGACCTCGTTGTTTTAATTTTTCGAAAGCCATTTACTTTCCTCCTGTTGATATAGGCCTACCAGTTGTAGGCGTTGGTGCTAAAGATAGACCCATAGGTTTCATTACTGGACCATTCGGAGCCATAGTACCACCACCAAGTGCTGCCATAGCTGGTCTACGTTCATTAGCGCCTTGACGCGCTGCAGTAGCCATAGCATTCTTAACATAGTCAGAGCCAGATATAAGTTCCTGCTCTTGAGCTTGTTGTTGATCCATGAAGTTATTAAACCCATTAAGGGTTGAGTCTACATTGGACATATCTGTTCCACCAGTATTACCTAGTGACATTAGTGGTGCAGTAGTGGAAGTGGCCTTAGCTAAATTTGATGTCGTACCAGATGCACTTCCACCGCCAGTCCCGCCGCCACCACCCATAGCTATAACATTATAGGGGTTTAAGCACTTTAGCATTACTTACCTCCAGATTTAGACTTAGTATTGGAGACCTGCTTTTGATCTGTCATGAGTGGTGTAAATACTTGCATACCAGTTAGGTAGTTCTCAAGTCCTTTAGCTTCGGAGTCAAGTCCTTCCTGAGCGATATCTCTCTGTACGCCACCCATATTCAGGTAGGCATCCAGTAGACCAGCTTCTCCTGTACCAGAGTTCATCATGGAGTCTGCACCCCACATAGCACGTTCCTTGGTAAGATTGCTTTGGTCGTAATCGAGCTGTGCCATCACATTCGCCATCTGAGCTTCTCTATCACCAGCTGCAATAGCTGATCTCGATGATCCCATCATACCTGCTTTAGCCATGTTGTCATTCTGAAGACCTGACTCAAGTTTAGCTTGGTCGATAGCGGCTTGTTTGATAGCTGCATTGTCGGTAGGGTCGAATAGACCAGTACCAGCCATAGCATCAGTATATGATCTACGAGCTGCTTCCATAGCGTCCATACCAGAATCTAGGCTATCCTCAGCACGTCCGAATACCATACTCTGTAGGTCAGACTCACCAGCTACTCTACCGAGTGCTCCTGAATCGTACATAGATTTTAGATCATCTAGACCAGTATCAACTACTGGCTTGAAGTCTTTATTAATTGTAGTTTTAGATGTGGTAGTTCCTGAGCTACTACCACCACCGCCCTTTCTAGGTGCGGCTTCCCATTGATTTATATGTTTCATCACTGGGTTCAGTAAGCTTGTCATTAGACTCATAGTCTATCTCCATTGAAAAGACTCGGTACACTTCTTTGTACTTCTCTTTATTAGCACCTGATACCTTATCGATAGCTCGGCTCCATCCCTTCCTACCCCAGAACTGAATATTCCTACAGCCTTGTGACTTGGTATATTCGTAAAGTCTTGGGTGAAAGTCCTCGAAGCCAACATGATTATCAGTCGCTGATGTTATAAGGTGTATGCATCTATATCCATCAAACTCTATGATTTCTGTAGAGGCTGCACCAACTACTTGACCGTCCAAGAATGCGATCCATATGAGTACCTCACCAACTAGTGACCTAGCTACTAAGGTTTCCCACTTTGTTTCCCCAATACCGTGATCATACGCAGGTTTGACGTACTTATCAATTATTGGCATGCACTCTAGTACCTTGTTAGTTGGTACTTCTAGAAGTGTTTTAGTCATTTTGTGTCCTTAAGGTTTTATTTCAAGCAGAACCCAATCTGCGGTTAATCCTGTGAAGCTGTAGTTGTCTGCTGTCCACAACTCAACTAGGAGAATTAACTCACCAGTAGTATTGAAAACAACCCTAACTGCCTCAGCACCTATTGTGCCAGTGAAAGTAGTATTATTAAAGTTGTATAGATTACCGATCATGAACGAATTTCTCTGTTCACTTTGTGGTATGTACCCAGTATTTATTGCAACAGTCTCTATCAGGGTAGGGGCGGCGGGACTGGCGGTAGCATCAGCGAATGATGTACTACCAGTTGCCCTTTCCACGAACCTGTTAGAATCAGCTATACCCTTAGACATCTTCTGCAATGTCTGATATATCTGCCTGTCCTTAATACTTGTACTAACTTGTACACTATAAGCCATTAACGATTACCCTCGAACCTTTGATCTACTAGACATGCTGAGATATCCGGATCGATAGTACCATCCATAGCCCAACGCATAGTGTAGTATCTTCCAAGCTTACGCCAGTCAACCTTATATGCACTGTCTGGATCGAAGTTCTTAGGTGTTGCTGACGCTATGTCAGGTGGAGTAGGTGTCTTTGATGTCTCTATCCGTATATTGAATGATCCACCGGACGTTGGGTACAACCCATCTACTGCCTTTACTTGATGTATGTTCCCCAGACCACGAGAGGTCCACTGAATGTATCCATCAGAGATCAATGTAGACTTATCTAGTTCATATAGTGATCCTACAGATGCTGAGTTTGGAGCTACATCAACTGATGCTCCGAAGATACGGATGCTACCCTCAATCTCTGTCTCTACCATCGATGTTATGTTAGGTAGTGATCTAAGATACCATGTACCCTGCTCATAGTTATAAACTAGGGCTCTGTTACATCCCTTATAGGAGTCACCAGCATTAGCTGCAGCGTTACGATAGCATACCCAACATTCCTTATCTAGTGAGTCATGGAATACAAATGTTAATCCACGATCAGCTACGGATGCAGCTAGATCACCGTAGAAGAATTTCTCTACTACTTTGTTAGACACTCCCTGCTTCTCTGGTCCACCTGAGTGGATGTATATACCATATTGACCAACAACAAAGTGTCTGTTAGAGCCGATATCAACTACACAACCTTCAGCTAGAATACCATCATCCAAGAATGCTGTGTCACCTACTACGAATAGAGGTTCCCCAGTATCCTGCATTCGGATAACTGCATCTGTCTTATACACCATCAGGAATTCACCCAATTGTGCTGCATCAGTAACTCGACCGGGAGTCTGAGTTAGAAATGCGTTACCTGCAGTGTTCCTGAAGGACGCGTACCATTCAAGGTCTACGATAGTTCCAATATCTGAAACTGAGGATGAGTACACCAGTTCCAGTGGTGACGATATATCATTAGCTGGATCGCCATCATTCAAATCATTGAATAGGTTTAGCGCAACAAGTCGTCCGTTGTATGTAGTCATCTTCTTAGTCAGGTATGGGTCCATTACCTTAACAGAGCCAAGCGCAGTTATGTCAGCACTAGCTACTGATGCGGTGAATACTGATCCCACTACCATATTAGTAGTACCACCAACAGAAGTCCAGTCAGGTGATACAATAGTTTCTACCGTGTACACATCATACTGAACGAGTGTAGTAATAGCAGAGCCTGTAACCTCACCGAACCAGTTAGGTAGCGGGTAGAATACTTCTCTATCAAATGAGTACATAGGTCCAGTGGTAGTGGTATTTAGTACAGCAATCTCATTGAAGATGAATGCTTGCATACCGTATCGTTGGTCGTATGTAAACGTATATGTAGTTGTAGGCTCAGTAACAACCGCTGGGTCTAGCCCACCGCCAGTAATCTGAACTTCACCAGTGTCTGTATTATCAAGACCGATAGTCAGAATATTTACTTCATCTGTACCAGCGGCTGTCCATTGTACTATCTCGATAGGTCTAATGGATACGATATTAGTTGGATATGATCCACCATCAGTCGTATTCTGAAAGAGTCTTACAGTATCTACTACAGTCGTGAAGTCTGGAACGCCCGTTAGAGCTCCTTCGAATGAGCGCATATCGAGGCCAGTGTCCCAGAATGATAAGTCCAAGGACTCTCGGGGTTGATCAGTATTAAGACCACCCTTCCCTACATTCTCTAAAGGTGCAATAGGCATTCCATTCTCCTATGGTCGTTTATCAATTTCTGTTTCCACGTCTAGTTGGTGTAGTACAGTCCTATCCATTGTGGAGCCACGACGATTATTCGCTAGGCTCTGGAAGTCCTTAACTATGTTCTTACCAAATGCGGCAGAGATTGCAAGCATAACTGCGTAACCGAACCAGTCGGGGAGTTGTGCTATGTTTGAGAACCCTTGTTGAATGTATTTATCCATTCCGGGTATAAATGATAGTGTTAGTACTGCTATGAAGAAGATAGTCCAAGCCTCGTCCTTCCACGAAGTAGCGGAGTTCCTAGCCATCTGAGCTTCCCACTCTATTTCAGAGGTGGCCTTGGCGACAGCGATAGTAGCCTTGGCTTGTGCAGTGGCTACAGCTACTGTAATAGCACCGTCTGCCACTGCTCTTTGTTTATCTAGCCACTTACCACCGATATCAGATATAGCACTGATAAGGGGAGTAAATATTGGTATCCACATGTTGTGTTCTCCTATGGGACAGTCAGTCCACCACTAACGATAAACCCAACTATGTAGGTAATGAAGATAGCGGCAATTCCGTAGAGTAGCTTTTGTATACCACCCTTCGTCTGATCTAGTCCTTCTCTGATGTACTTTAAGTCAATATTGACCCCAGAAAGTTCCTTGTCGAACTGATAGTGTTTCTCTACTATATCCCTATGACCAGCCTCTAATCGAGTCATTCGTATCATAATGTCTGACATGTATCCTTCTGGATTTACTTTTATTTGTTCCATGTTAATTGTTCCTAGTCCAGTTATACAGTTTGAAGCTTTCAGTTATATCTGCTGGTATGTCAAGTACCATTAACGAATAACCATCTGCTGATATAGATAGGTCAACGGGGTTCTCTATTGCGAACGCCCTTTCTATTCCTGTATCAATAGCTGTTGTTAAATCCCAAGGTGTAGTTAGGATAAACTGTTTACCAAATCCGGCCTTGGCCATTAGTATAGCCCTACCATCCTTAGTCATTTCAAAACACGATCCACCCCAGTTTGGGTTGAACGTATCATATGTATTTTCATCTACAGAGCTTAAATCCCAAGCGGGAGATACAGCATAAGACCTCATATTTCCAGAAGAGTCCTGAGTGAATAGTTTAGTTCCATCGTTTGACATACATATATCAGTAACCGCAAACCCCAAGTCGGGAGTAACCGTACCATAATCTTTATAGTCATATATACCATTAGATGGGTCGTTATATACCTCTGAGTGTGATGTCATGTCAAAAGCATTATATAAATGCCTAGATACAACTACACCAGTGTCTACTGAGTCAACGGAAAGAAGCTGATACCCATCACTGCGAATCCATAGACAAGTCCATGCGAGTGCGCTAGGAGTACCATCTACTAGACTAAGAACTTCAACCCCCTGAGTCTGATTTAGATTATCAAACGCAGAGTTACTTATAGCTTGTGGATCAGAATGACGAATCGTTCTCAACCAAGGACCTAGTGGACCATCAAATGCTACGAATGTGAAATGCATATTCGGATCACAACACATACCGACTGGTGGATTCAAACGCTCTGCCGCTCCGGGATCAGTAATTTCTATAAGAACATCACCAAATCCGTAACCACCCTGAATCTGTCCCTCTAATGTAACATAAGTACCCCAAGATTGTAGGGCCTTCCAAGCAGATGTATTTGTTTCTGGGTTATTGACCCCACCATTTACACCCTTTGGACATACTGTCACTACAGAGTCAGATAGTGAATTCGGATTAATATTGTTATCAGGTCTTAGATTTAGCGATACACTTCTCGAAGATGCACCTGAATTCTTACCAACGTACTGACCTGTTACGGTTATACGCATATTACACTCGGTCTTATTAGCTAGGGCGTATGTAGATAGGTAGTCTTCTAGCTTAATCCACATGCATGGACCAGCAGAGTCGAACTCAATGGTAGCGAACTGAGGGTAAACAAACCAAGCATCTCCCTTAGAACCACCTGTGTAGAAACCTAGTGGAGGGGTACTAGTTACACCTACTGCATTCCTGTTTTCTGCGAAGACCGTTCCCTTATTAGCTATCAATGGGTATTGTGCTATTGGATCATTTAAGAACGGTGAACCAAGCATACCACCACCCTGTACAGAGCCAGACACTTCTAGAATACCCCAAGTATTAGGATATGGGGCGTCAAATGTAGCCACGTCTATGTTCATTGTAGGTGAGAACTGAATTATAGAGTTACCATTAGATACATCTATATCAAATACACTCTTCGTCCAATCGTCACCACCGCCACCATCAGTATTAGGTAGGCCTGTACCAGTACCATATGGGTCATCCTGATCTGATGTGTCAGGCCATATGTAGTCTGGTATGTATAGAGGTCTATGGATGTTCTTCCACCTATTCTCATCAGTCCACTTATATACGAACTTATTAGGTGCTTGGAACTCCTCGTCTACGGCTGGAGTGTTTGGGATATCCATTTCGTCGCCATTTATAACGTCTGTTACCATTAGACAACCCCTACAGGTGCTACTAGGGTAAACGTACCGAAGCCAGCATCTGGTGTACCACCTAACTCGTAGTATATAGATAGTTCTAGAGGACCTGTATATGGACCACGAGTATCATCTACTGTTACTATGCCACCTGTTGTAATTGTTATACCGTCGGCAGCTCTTACATTGTTTACTAGTATATCAAATTCCATCTGAGAAGATGGGTTAGCTGACAGTGAATACTCGAACGTAGATAGGTCCACCTCGTAACCTAATGGTACAAATAGATGTAGTAATCTAGTAGTATCATTAGGTGGTGGACCGACCTGACGAAAGCACAACATAGCTGGTGTTAGCTCTGGTACATCATATTTAATTGATTTCCAGTAGCCAGCAGCTTGCCACTCATAAGTTATACCAGAGTCAGCGTTCGTTAGTTTATCTCCAGTAATTGGACTAGCTGGAAAGTTAATAGCTGCCATGATATTCTCCTATGTTTTTTTGTTAAATTACAATACGTAACCTGCGAACCAAGTTCTTTCATCTACAGATACATCCTTAGATGTACTAGAAACAAATATCCTAAAGGAATATACCTGACCAGTAGATACCAATCTTGGTCCAGATGATACTTGTTGAAATAAGTTAGTGTCAACATTAGACCCTTGTTGAGCTATCTTTGTGCTACCTACATATATGCTAACTAGAAACTCTTCTGATGCATTTATTCTACAACTACCTTCGAACCTCATGTACTGTCCATCCAAAGATGCTGGTACAGTAAATTCACCTGTACCTGTACTATATCCAGATTCAGTATCAAATGTTTCAGAGTTACAAACGATTGTATCTTCAGTATCAGCGGCGATAGTCTGTGCAGTGGATATTCTCTTAGCTGAGAAACCCCTGAATCCAGTCTTATTTCCATTTATCTGTATTAATTGTTCCTCTGTACCCAATGACATATCAACAACCTTAGCTGTTGAATCTGACCATATAAGTTTAGACCCTGATACCCCATAGATGTCAAAACCTGTCTGAGTAACGTCTTCGTAGGAGTCTAAGTTACAGTGATTCATAGTCATGATGTCAGAAGCACCGCTAAGTCTAACACCAGTATAGTTAGCATTACGTCCTCTGATTGTACAACGCTTTACTCTAAAGTCACGACAATTAGTTGTCTGAATATTACCACCAAAGGTAGCGGAGCCAGAGAAGTTTGCATAAGAGTCTGTGAATACATTCTCAAGCCAGCAATCAACGAAACGAGTAGATGTTCCTGTATTGTTGAAGTTGAATGCGTATCCAGCTACACCTCTGTAGTTTATTAAGCATCTCTCAGCATTGATACGGGCAAATGCTCCACCTTCAGCGAATAGAAATCTCATAAATCCATCTGTATCATTACCGTATAGGTGGCAATTGATAATTGTTATATCAGTGTTATTACCTGCGTAGAAGAAGTAGTTAGTAGTATTAGAAGCGTTACCGCCAACATACTCCAAACCATACATTCTATTATAACCAGATAGCTGAAACGTATGACCAGTAGCATGTGTAGTATGTACATGTACATTCTGACCTATAACACTTACAAACTGAGGTATAATTACTGTAGCCGCAATGGTTATCGCTCTTGTTAGAATCTTTATCTTAGCTGGAGCGTCCCATGTAAATGGTCCGTCCGTATTTACTTGTGTAATGGCATCTTCAATAGTTTCATAGCCACTGGTAGCATCACCAGTCACTAGGTACTCATCATCAGCTACTATACCAGTACCACCACCGCTAGGTGTTACCCACTCTGTGTTGTAGTCAGTGCCATCTATCTTAGATAGTACTTGAGCTGCAGTACCACCAGTGGGAACACCACCACCTGCAGGTCCTACTAACGATGTCCCAGCTGGCCAAGAGCCACCTGACTTTGGTCCATAATATATATCAGTAACTGTATCGATATAGAAGTCCCCATCTACACCTTCCGTAGTTGGTGCAACGACTCCATTTAGAACTGTACTTCCATCAGCTCCAGCTGAACCTGTAGGTCCAACTAATGGTACTCCAGATGGCCAAGAGCCACCAGCTTTAGGTCCATAGATAGTGTCAGTAACTGTATCGATATAGAAGTCTCCATCTACACCTTCTGTAGTTGGTGCAACGACTCCGTTTAGGATTGTTCTCCCATCCGTACCCGCTGCTCCAGTTGGACCAATGAGTGAAACACCCGCTGGCCAAGCACCGCCAGCTTTAGGTCCGAAGATATCATAAGATGTCGTATTTATGAAGAACTCTCCATCTACTCCATCTGATAAGTCAACTGGGTCTATAGTACCTGTCAAGACGTTTAGTCCGTCCGCTGGCCTATCACCCCAGTATGTATTGTAATCTGTACCATCTACCTTTAGTAGAATTTGATCTGCCGTACCAGCAGTTGGAATACCCTGACCACTTGATCCAGTGATACCACGATCTCCAGTAGGTCCTTGTGGTCCGGGAAGTCCTTCTCCGAAGGGTAGCGATAGATCAACCCATTGTGTTGAGTCTCCATCGTTCCATCTTCCATACCACCTACCATCTTCTGTATTTATCCACAATATGTATTGTGTACCAGTGGGTGGGTTAGTACCGATCCATAGGATGCTATCGGTTAGTACGGTTGATACGAAACCAGAGATACCATCTCCATTGAATCTCCCGCCGGGAGTACGACCACGGTCAGTGGTTGCACCCGCGAAAGTTCCTCCGGGTGCTGGTACATTAACTTTGGCCATATTATGCTCCTGTTATAAGTTTGTTGTATGGGGGATAAGAAGAGAAGCCTTCTGTACACCTTCGTTTATAGTGTTCTGATTAACATCTAGAGTATTATCTACTACTGTACAACCAACACCTGAGTTATCCACTACTGTAGCGTTACCTGAGATGTTAAGAGTACCAGCTGTACAAGAAGGTGCTATCTCCACCCTTGCTCCAGCAAAGTTTAGTTCTAGCTCCTCGGATATCGTCTGATTAGTTATAATAAGATTACCAGTACACGACCTCATTCCGAAACCCTTACCGTTCGCATTGAACTCAATTTGTGGTGAGTCCGGTGCTATGAATGAACAATTATCTAGTAAACACCCTGCACCAGAAGTATATTGAGTTATACCTGCTACTGTGTTAATTATAGAGTCTACAATTCTTCCCTCTGCCTCTGTAAACCCACCGAGTCCAGTGACTCCGAGTATACAGCTATTGATCCTAGAAAGACCATTTTGAGCACCAACAAGGATCAATCTATTAAAGGATGAGTTAACAGTTGATGCTCCTGAAAGAAGGATAACGTTAGAAGCCCCAGCTCCAGCCTCGAAGCTATGGTAATCCAATATGTGAGTTCCGTTAGCAGTAATAAATCCAGTAAGGATTACATTCTGAAGGGACCTTATATCTGCAATAGATAATGCATCTGTAAGATTATTTACAGGGCTTGTTGGTGTACCTCTAGGAAACGAAGTACCAGATAGACCCGAATTGGAATTTACATAAACAGCCGCACCAATAAAACTCTGATCGTTAATCTGCTCAGAGAATGTAAGACCTGCAGAGTTAGCAGAACGAATTGATACTTGGTTAACGTTTACAACGTCACCTACATTAGAGTTAGCCCCAACTAGGTTAACAGCGTACTGTCCATCCTCGAAGGTTACCGTATATCCATTTAGAATTTCAACAACTCGTGCGAGGGTAACCCCACCAACTGTGATAGGGGATACATGGTTATGCGTAACAGGGAACGGCATACCAGCTGCATCATCTTCTAGAGATTTTAACTCTAGTCTGAAGGCGTCTAGGTCAAGTTGCCTGATCTCTGTAGGCACTGACTGAACTAGCAGCGTATCAGCTTTAGGTACGGATATAATCCGCGTACCCCAATCAATTGTTATGGCCATTAGAGCCTCCCTTGCTGTGCCACCGCCATAGCCACATTGGCTTTCTGTTCAGCATGCATAACCTTAGTTACCATCTGCTGTACGGTGTTCTCAAGGGCTGTAACCCTAGATTGTAGGACTGCCCTTAGTTCTCTCTCGTCCCTTATTGCTGTTACCAACTTTAGGACGTTGTCATGTGTTACAGTCTTGATCGCAATCTCCTGTACCCTTTTCTCTTCTTCGGTCATTCGTCCAATACCTGATTTACAACCAGAGAGAAACCAGAACTCGTAAGAGTTCCCGTAGTCTCAAATGGTTTATACTTTGTTACGCCAGATGCGTTCCTGATTCTTACTCTTAGCGCCTTATCTGCTGTGTAGTTTACACTATCAGTGAAGGTAGTAGTGGCCTCTATCTCATTGAAGAGTACAACAGTATCTGTAGTATTCTCAACGTATACACGAGAGCCAGCTATTAGTCCTGTCAACTCTAGTGTTACTGCGGAATTAACAGTAGTTGTAGCCGAAGTCCCATTTCTCACCGTAATACCAGAACTTCCAGAGTTATTAATAGTAACTGCTCCACCTGAATTATTGTAGATGGCTTCGTTACCTGTACTTCCGTCAGTTCCAGCATATCCACTAAGGATATTGTCTGTAAATGTATAAGTCCCAGGAGTAGTTATTTCTATAGCATGACCAGTTCCGTCGGATACGAATGTACATCCAGACACTAGTCCGGGGTTATCAGATAGTAGAGCAGATGCTGCACTATTCTGATCTATAGTACAATTAGTAAGTGTAGCTCCATTCTGTGTGATCTGATCAGTGCTCCTTAGAACAGTACCATCAAACGTAGAGTTGGAACGTAGTGTTATGATACCTATAGCTGTCCACGTACCACCAGTAACATTAACCTCTGGGTTAGCAGAGTTAACAATGAACCTACCGGGATTTGTAGTTCCCAGAGCTTGTATGTTGATGTTTGTCATATTACATACTGTTGATGCATGGTCTATGATTATCTGAGTGAAGTCAGCCGCAGCATGTGCAGTATCAACAAGTGCTATATTAACATCTGAATCCTCGAACCTAGCTAGTGTAGCAGTACCAGCATTGTTCTGTCCGATTACGAACCTCCCTTGAAGCTCATACGAGCCACCGACTGATGTAAGAATTCCCCATCTGTTAGAAGGAGCATCGTTCTGTGTCTGGAATCCGGCAAAGGTGCATGGGTTATCTGATCCATCTCCAGCAGAGATAAGTTCCCCAGCTGTTAGGAATGCCCCTGTACCGTATCTAATTGCGTCGATACCTACGTTAGGACCCTTTACTGACCCAGTAGTAACCAGACCACCACCGAACACTTGTGGGTTAGCTGCAGGAGAACCAGTTATGGTTCTGTATGGAGCCGACGCATTAGCGGTTCTAACGGCGTAGTCGATGGGGTAGCACCGAGCAACTCTGCCCGATGCCCCATATGTATTATTTCCCTCTACGTGATACTGGCAATAAGCACCAGTTCCACTTCCGACCAATACTGATGCTCCTTTATTAGCAAGAGTATCTGTAAGTCCGGGTGTAGCACAGAAGTGCCAGATGAATACGTGATCACCAGCACCTAGTGTAATTCCAGAACCATTATCGAACATGGTTCCTTTGTCAGCATTAGTAATCTGTTTGTCTAGGCAATTTGTTCCCTGCATAGAAAAGTCAGGGGATGCCGACAGACCAGCACCACCACCACCATAAGCAACCCACCCTAGGGTGGACTCTGCTAGGTCGATATCAGTCAAGTCTTCTGTATACGATGGTACGGCCATATTGGCTCCCCCTAATAGTCTCTCTAGAAGCTCTTTAAGCGTCTGGAGTACGAATTGCGGTAACTGACCCACCAGCAGAGCCAATCGTGCCAGTAGTCTCGAAAGTCTTAATAGGAGTTCCTGCACCATCGCGCACCCTGATAAACAGCGGCCTATCAGCATTGTAGACGACCGTTATACTTTCAGTTGTAGCCCCAGCTAGTTTATCGATATATGTAATATACACACCTACTCCAGCAGTTGCTGAATCATTTTCATCTACTCCAGAGAAGTTATAAGGTGAAGTCAGTGTGAATGTTGATGTAGCCCAGCTTGTGTAAGGTAGGAATACTTCGAACCCTTGATCGTTGACAACTCTGATAGTACCAGAAGCTGGTGTATCAGATGGAATAGCCGTTGTTACTACAACTTCAGTTTCCGCTGCACCAACGAGGGATGTATTAAGTAGCATTTGTGTGGTCTCAATTCCACCACCGGACTCTGGGGAAACTAGAACTCTATCTTCACCAGACACCAAACCAGCAACACTAAATGTAACGTTGTTAGGTGGATTGTAGGTTACGTTATCCAATCCACGAAGTAGATCAGAAGCTGATAGATCAGCAGTTTCAAGTCCTAGTCCATAGGAACCGATTAGAGCGGAACCAGTAGACTGTCCTGAGAATGGATAAGATAATGCTCGTGCAGTAGCTGCAGTTACAGTACCAGTAGCACCACCTGCACCAGTAATAGTGCCGGAAGTAGGAGCAGAGCCAGTAAGTACCTGAATCCACATAGCTGTAGTCGAAGCACCAGCTGTATTATTTACTGCAAGTAGTTGTCCAGTACCACCAGTCCAAGAGACTGACTCTGGTTCAACCCAAGTACCACCGATACCAGTGATAGTAAGTTGGTGAGTAATACCACGGAATAGGTCAGCAGCAAGTCCATAGACTGTTCCTGTTTCACCCTTATACCGTGTTATATACTTGGAGTACTCATAGAACTGGTTGATAGATGCCGTTCCTCTATTCCACTCTGAGTAGAAGAACTCATCTACAGTGTCATTGTTGACATCGAGAGGGGCGTATCCAGCAGTTGTGTTAGAGATAGTTGTGAATGGCGAAATAAACAATGAGCTTACGGAGCTATACACAGAGTTTGGAACTGTGGCATTGTTCAAGTCATTACCATCAGATACAGCAAGCACGTTAATACCGGATGCTGCAGCGTTAATCGAGAACTCGGAATAAGTATTACCGAATGTACGAGCAAACCCTACAACCTTACGATTGTCGATATCTGCGCTTCCAGTAATTGTTTTGATCATGAATCTGTGTGAGATACCATCAGCTGCAGAAGCGTTAAGTCCCTTAGCGATATAGAATACATCAGATGCTGCGTTAGTGTTAGCAGTACCACCATACATCAAATTTGCGATTGTTAGTGTGTCTGCCGTGTTAGATGTGACTAGTCCCTGAGAACCATCAGTAGTGTTACGAACAACATACCCAACCCACTCGTCAACAGTCCATCCAGAGCCAGTGTCTACAAGTGTGGATGTTGAACCGCTGGTAACTATACCATGAAATCCACCGAGGTTCCACCAGTCGTCAGAAAGTACTGCTCCGTCTTGGAGGATACCTAGTTCTACTTCTGGGTTACCAAAGTTAGTAACACCGTCCCAACGTTCTGCACCAGAGCCTTGAGCGATAGTACCATCGTAGATGTGTTCTGATGCATTAGCGTCAATGTTGTACCCATTAATAAGGGTGATAATGTTATCCGTCGATCTTTCAGACGGAGTGTCACTTGTAATGTCAACTAGGTCATCACCAGATGCTGCTGCATCATCCGCAAAGTTTTGAATCTCCCTGTGAAGATCGATAGCGGTTGTGTATGACGGTGCTGCACCATTGTGGTCGTCTCCTATATAACGGATATCTCCATTTAGTGCGAAGGACCAGTCGGCTGCGATAAAAGCCATATGCTTTCTCCTTTATTCGGGGCTATATAGTTAACCCTCTTTCGATTATTAAATTAGATAGCACACTACCTATAAATGTTTCATAGAAACCATCAGTAGATATACCGTCAGTCGGCACAAGCCTGTATGCAGTGCCATTGTCGTATGTATATAGGTATACATCACCCTCTGTAGTACTACCAGCCAACGTAGGCTCGGAAGACCAATTCATAACATAATCATTCCAATTATATGCACCAACAGTTGATAGGCTTACCCAGACACCACTTATGTATCCGTATATGTTACTATCTGTTGTATTAACCCATAATAGGTATGTAGTTCCAGCTGGAGCATTAGGTCCAACCCATAATATTGTCTCACTAAGGCTATTAGACACGAAGCCATCAATAGCATCGCCAGTAAATCTACCACCGGGAGTTCTACCCCTTTGTGTGGTAGCCCCAGCGAACGAACCGCCTATAGCTGGTACGTCTACGTCTGCTTCAAAAGCCATATCTATCTCCTGTTAAAGTAGATACCCACCAGAGAAGTGCGTACATGAGATACCACCACTGATCTTAGACCTTCTGTCTTCGTCATTCAACTCACTAATTTGGTTAGTAAGTAGGGCGTGGTACTCTTGTGCTCTTGCAGAGTCTTGTAGGTATATGTATGCTTCTCGTAGAGTTCCGTAGAGGAGCATTGACTGGTTCTCATCTCGTATCCAGTTAGGCGCGAGAAGACCAACGTAATAACCGACTGGGATCGCGCCAGTACCATCGACGAAAGTAATAGAATTAGTAATTGTAGGATCAGCAATTGTTGCAATTTCATTCACCGTTGTGTCAAGTTCAGCAGCTAATAGTGCGTCTTCTGCGTCTTGAGCTGTTGCGCCATAGTATAGGATTCCGAGGGCATAGTTGTCCTCTGTAATCGCATACCTAGCGTATACTGATGGGAGTCGTCTGTAATAGAACAACTCATATACGTCCCCTACCTTTCCCTTTGGATAGATCACAAAGTTATTACTCTCTCGAGTATAGTGAGCTTCCGAGTAATTCTTATGTCCGGGGGAGTAGAACGATCTCATGTCAGCCTTAGAATTGAACACACAAGCTATATCACCATTAGAATCCAGCTTTCTTAGCTGAATGAATGATGCTGCATCACCGGGAACAGCTAGTTTATCGGTAGCTACCGTAAGTGCGTCATATGTGTATACATACTCTAGCGGTGCTACTCTGATATCCTTATAGATGTTATCACAAGTTAAGTCCGCAAAGTATCGTATCAAGTCGTTAGGCAGAACAGTAGAGTCTCTGTTCGTGTACTTATGAATTGTATCTACGAACTTAGTGTAATCTGTCATCTTTTTCTCCTAGCTTAACGTGTGGAATTTTGTTTTACCAATATCGCGCACCATAAGTGCAGGATAGTTAGTCTGAATCCACATACGGAATTTAGACATCTCCCACTTATCTCGGGAGGTTTCCTCTCCCATAATATCTATGCCAGTTTTATTGGCGTATTCGATCATAACACCTACAGGTACGGTTGCAAACTTACGGGTTCCCTTTTCAGGGACCATTAGTCCGTCGTTTCGCATATCACGTTCCATCTGTGCATCATCTAGAATTTCTTTGATGTCTTGTTCTAAGTGAAACCCATCGTTATCTTCATATCCAGATACACCATCGGTATCCTTATTGAATACATTATTACCGATACTCTCTTCTTCTATAACTTCCTGCATAGCTTGATTAAGAGCTTGCATAATCATAGGATCATCAAATACACTACTATCTTCAGTTAATTTGTTTTCCATATTAGTCCTCAATAATGAAAAGAGGAGAGATCACTTGGACCTCTCCCCTAATTATTTGGTTAATGCTTATTAAGCACCAACACCAATGATCAGTCCGAAGCCACTTGGGTTCTTAGCCTCAAGTGTAGATTCTTCGATCAACATACCGACTGTCGAGTCACCACGAGGACCAACATCAACTTCCTGCATTGGACGCAGAATAGCTGTGCTGAACCACATTGGGTCATAACAGATTGCAGTGAAATCACCAGCTTCGTCTAGGATGTCCAGAGCGCCAGCACCCAGAACTCCAGCAAGACCCATGATCCAGTTAGGAACAATGAATACTTCACCGAAGTCAGACTCGTACAGGTCAACAGACTGACGGAGCTTACCGCTTTCACCAATGTCACGACGGACGTTAGCGTTAGCCAGTTGGGCAGCGGCAGAAATCTTCCGACGGTTCAATGGAGATACCATGACGCGAGTGGACTTACCACCTTCCTCATATACCTTCTGTTGTACTTCGTCAATGTCAGCCAAGTCAATAGCGACTTCGGTAGTAGCTGGGATAGCTGCACCGAAAGTACCGTTACCAGCGAATACTCCACCGGATTCAAATGCACCCAGTGCAGCGTTCCATACGTTAGCGTCTACAGCGTAGGACATAACGGAACCAGCAGTACGGGGGCTAGAGGCACCCTTTTCAGCCCACGAATGAACGCAAGTCCATTCTTGGTCACGACGGATTTCAGTACCGATCTTCTTGATCTGGTATTTGAATTCGTCCTTGACGCCAGCTTGGTCAACGTGCTGCTTCGTATTCGATACGGAGAGCGTGTCGCCAAAGATTTGGGTGTAGTTACCCAGACGTGTGCGGAACTGAGTTGTCTCAGTGATGTCGTCGAAGTCGACGCCTTCTGCACGGATGTTAGCCGCAGGAGCGCGGAGAGCATCAGTCTGCCATTCGTGAAGAACGGCTTTAGCTTTAGTTTTCCCAATCGATGTCATGAAGGGTGTGTCTTCACGAGAGATCAATGAGATCAGGTTAGTAAGGTCTTCTCTTTCGGAAGCACCTGCAGCAGTACCAAGACCTTGCTTGGGACCGCCTGTGACGTATGCGCCAGTAGCCATATTAATATACCTCTTAGGTTATATTAGAAGTACTTACCAACAAGAGCATCGAGAGCAGAGTCCACGTCATTACTATCAGCCTCACCCGTTTTCAGGCGTGAAGATGATTTTGACTGGGCTGCTTTCCTTTTTTCAGATGTTGGTGTAGCCTTCTTTGTCGTTGATGGAGTGCGTTTAGGCGCAGCTTTGCGCTTTGCACTTCCTTTTTGGACCTTCGTTGAGATTTCCATGAACTCATTCAGAGCACCAATAATACGTGCGTCTGCTAGAGTAGATAGAACTTCCTCTGGGATGCCCTTCGAGATTGCGAATTCTCTGATAGCGGTAGCCTTCTCGGCATCGAAGTCTGGGATATAATCACCAATCTCTTCGTTGAACCGAGCTACGTCTGCGTCGAATTTCTCATCGGCTACTTTAGCCTCTTGAGCGGCGATAGCCTCAGCTACTTTTTCACGAGTATTACGAGCCTTCCAGTACTCAGATTGAATCTCTTCCATCTTGTCCTTGATCTCGTCTGATTTGTAACGGTCACCATCTTTCTTAGCAGCCTTAGCGGCTTCTTGTAATTCAGAGTATTCTTTAGCTAACGATTCTTCTTGAATCGCACTCTGTGCTTTAAGAACCTTAGCAGCTTCTTTTACTTGCTTAAGTTCTGTATCGCGAGTAGCTTCAAACTCTTTACGTTCGTTAGCTAGTTCCCGACCTTTCTTCGACAAATGCTGGCTGGTCTGATAACCTTTGACGAGTTCTCCGATATTTACCTTTGACTCTTCTCCATCCACTTTAACTGGAACTTCGAATTCAAAATCAATATCGCCTTCCTCATCATCGTCACTATCGTTGTCGTCGTCGTCGCCTTCGGTAGAATCATCATCTCCAACGTCGTCGTCTTCTCCGGTAGTATCATCACCGTCTGCTTTATCTTCTCCGTCACTGGACTCATCATCATCTAGGTCGTCGTCCGATGCGTTGTCCACACCTTGATCCTTGCCATCACTGGTAGAAATACCTGCGTCACCCAAAACACTTGAGCGATTTAGTATGTCATCAAAGGCTAGGTCCAAGTTGTTATCCGATGCTGTGTCATCCGAGAGACCCATAAGGTCTGCGGGTAGAGAGCTTCCAGATTGTGCCATGTCTTATCTCCTTATACTTCGTCTGAAGCAGGAGGTGTTTCTTTAGAAACCTCTGCTTTACGAGCTTTAGTTTCTTGATCTTTCTTAAGGGCTACTTCCATAGCTACCTTACGATCTTCTTTAATTTTAGCTGCATTTGAAGCTTCATCTTCAATAGCTTTAAGTTCTTCTCTTGACTTATAGAGGGTCTCTAGGTCATTAGCTATTGTAGAGATATTTCCCTTCATAGCTTGTGCATTGGTTACATTCTTTGCAGAATTACTAATAACAATAGCCAGAACCTTTTCTGTGTTATCAATAGCCCTGTTAAGCATAGCTACCGTAATGCCTCTACCTTTTAGGTTATCAGTTAGTGCCATCTTCATTGTCCTCATCGTTGTTCTCCATCAAGAATGGAGCATTGCGAGCATACATATCATACTCAGCTAGTTTACCCTTAACAGAACCAAGAGCTAGTACATTGTGAAATAGACTTTCTCTTAGATCGGTCTCGTGTAGGTTAGTCTGGGTCCATCTTAGAAATAGGTCCAGAAGTATTTCGGCGTATGCTTCATCGAAGAAAGCTTCCCTCTCTCGATTAGCAACTTCACCACGATGGGCAAAGATGGCCTGATAATGTGGTTTACGCCCTTCCATATCACCTTTCTTCATGACGTGGAAGAAGCGCTCCCTCATTTCTGATTTAGTGTCCTCAGTATTCATTTAGTATCCTTGAGGTCCCTCTTGAGGACCTTGCTGTTGCGGCATAGACCGTTCAGTGTCGTTACCGGAACCAGCTTGTTTACTAGCTAGTTCGTTAAGTCTTCCCTGAATACCAGATAGGTTTGAAGGACCGTACTGTGATATAAGAGTATACGCGGCTTGTATCAGTTCTTCTATCTTAGGTTTCTCTGGACGTGCAGTGCCTTCTTTATCGGCCTTGAGCGCCAGTTCAGCCCAGTTCTGGTAGTGAGTATCCATAGCGATAGCCAACTGCTTCGCATTATCTTGCATAGCATTGTCAGCTTGAGTAGCTAGAAGACGCGCATTCGCCTCTTTAGCCAAGACATCGTAGGAAGCCTTAAGCTCTTCGATTTCGAGCTGTTTCTTCTGAACCGATTCAGTCTCTTCACGAGCTTTTTGTGCTCTCTCACCGAAACTTGGATCGTTATAATCTTCGATAAAGTCCAAAGGATCAAGATCGAGTGCAGCAATAGCCATAGAGGCGAGCCTTGCATCAGCTGTCTCCTTAATTACAACTTGACGACCACCCTCAGCGAGCCTCTGCAGAACTGCAGCTACGGCTTCATACTTAATTCGGAGATTCTGGTTAGAGTTTTCCCCTAGGTTAGCAGTCACATTAAAATTAATTGTATCTGGGAGGTCCTTTACGTCTAGTGTACGGTATACACCGCCACGATCAATGTATCCACGGTTACCAGAAGCATTCTTCTTGATAGTTTTGTAGACACCTTTTACAAAACGCTTAATTCCAGTCTGTACGAAGCGTCTTGCAACGTGCTGAATTCGTGTTTGAGCGGCAGACTGTACCCTTGCTACCTTACTTTCTGAATTTCCCGATACATATAGGTCATCGTTCAGTCCCTGAGCTGCTTTTGATAGTCCAGTGGCTTGTTCTTTTTGAACTTGCATGGTTTCCAGCAGTGGAACTGTTCCGGGAGCTATATTTTCAGGCTGTAACATTTGAACTGCGCCAGCTGGGTTACCAACAGTAGGAATAATAGACTTAGGCTTCATATTTTGAAGCGCAGAGAAGTCAACTACATTTGGATCAGCCATTCTTGGCGAGAAGTTAGTCAGATATACGTTCTCAACGAAACCCCGAAGGATCGCTGTGGAAGTAAGTGTGGATGAGCGTGTAACGTCTGGCATAGATAGGCCATAGAACTCATATGGTATCTCGATTGGGCATAGTGATGCTAGTTGCACTTCTTCCGCATACTCATCAAGTATAATCATAGACCCAGAGTATACAACACGTCTCATTTCTGAGATACCGTCACCATCTCTGTCAGCAAATACCCAACACTCAGTAACATTGAAGGACATGTTCTCATCTAGGTTGGAGATATGCTTATTAAGTTCTGAATTGTATGATTCACCTACAACTTCCTTACGGATAGAACGTTCTGTCCAGAATGTCTTAGATGAATCTCCATCTAGTTCATCCCACTTGTCGAAGTCCTTTGTGAATACATCTGGGAATCTGACACGAAGATCGCTCTTAGTTACATCATCCTCATCAATACCTATGTACGAGAAGTCATCAAGTGATTTAGCATTACGGTCAATAGAGAAGTTCTCATGTGGCACTACGTTGAAACGTACACCTGACTCATCATACTTACACTTAAGCTTAACATCTTTGTATACGATAATCTGTTCAAACTCACCCGGAGACACTTCTACGGAAGAAGGTTCCGCTACTAGGTCCCCTACGATCTCTACATTATCATCACCAAGTAATTCGTCTAGCTTTTCTTCAGTAACTTCATCATACTCTTTGAATTCGTACCTAAAGTCCTCACACCAATCCCAACGGATTATGGAGTTCTTCCAGAGTAGTCCAGCCTTGGTCCAAGTATTAAGCTTCACCCAACCTTCATTAACTGTGAATATCTCATAGTTAGTTAGGTCTTCAGCTTTCTTGGTTAGGCTTACCTCTTTAGGTTCTTCAGATAGTGGTGTGAAGTTAGCTATTTTGTTATTGTCGAACAACAGTTCTGACAAGATCGCAGTATACCCATCTACAACTTCCGTAGTGGAAGAGTCAACAATGGTGGAAACGCCTTGAGGTGTTAAGTGACCTTTAGCTAGACCAGCATACTCATATGTAGCTTGGTTACGTACATCCTCTAGAGAGGAGTTACCAAGGGTATAATCAGATACTGAAGTGCGTACCTGTTCGATCTCTGCCAGAAACTCTTCATCTGTGAGCTTCTTATGAGCCATTGGTATCTCCTTATTTGCCCAGTAGGCCAGTATTACTCGGGTCTCTTGGATCACCGAACAGCATTACAAATGGGTTAAACCTAGAAGATTTTCCAGCACCTACTGGTGCGGGTGATGCTTGTGCTGCAGCTTCCATAAGGGACTGCTGTCTTAACATCTCTTCTTGTTTCTTTAGTTCCGCTAACCTTTTAGCTTCAGCAATAGCTGCAGCCTGTGGGTTAATCATTCCTGATACCTGTCCATTAGGATCAACTACCTGTTGTCCGAGTGGCGCGAATAGTTTGTCTAGTAATCCATTAGCCATATCTTAAAGCCTCTTCAAATGTTTTAGCGTACCCTGCAATGAGTGTAGCCTTGTCAGTACCGTTAACGATACGTCTTGCGCCAATGTAGTCATCACCAAGGTAGTCGCTAAGAGTCTTTCCTGTGAATAGACCTTCTTGCATTCCTACGACAATAATGTACGCGTTAATGTTATCATCTTTTAGAATGATATCTGGGTTATTAATTAGGTCAATCTCCTTACCTAGTACTGCGGACAGTTTGGCAGTCATCTGACCATAGTTACCAAGCCAAGTTAGTTGTACCCAACCACGACCATGATACCTTTCTTTCTTATTATTCCATAGCCAGTTATACGAGCCATAGCGTTTGTTTTTTCCCTTACCGTACTCTTCCTTCGCCTTGAACCTGTTTGACTCATGATAAGCCGTAGCAAGTATGTAAGCGATCTGCTTGATGTCTTTGACACCAACCTCTAGAGACTTATCTATAAGTGTCAAGAGTGGACCAGCTTGGAACTCAGGTAGAGAGCCATAGAAGAGTTTATCGATTAAGATTTGTTTTCCTTCTTCTCCAAAGTACTTCATATGTTTCTCCGAATTAATTGAGGGGTAGATTTCACATCAGTCGCCCCTCATCGACCGAGGACATGTGTGAATCTATTAGAACCAGCTTGTTTCGTCAGCAAGCAAAGCTGTCTGCACGAACCCTTGTCGGGTAGCAGATAGTCTATGTTGATGAGTTCTGTAACCTTCAAGGCAGATGGCTAGAGCCATGACTTGGTCGTCATTCTCTCCGCTCATCGCTTCCATTTTACCTCCATCGGTAACTATGAAGCATTTAAGTTCATCGATAATTTCTTGATCGTTGATCCTAATGTCTCTCTCCTTGATTGCATTTTTAAGATTTGATATGATGGCTGGCTTAGTACTTACCGTAGTTTTGAATCCCGGTCTGTCGCCTTCTTCATCAATCATCTTTGCAAGGTTAGTCTGGTAATATAGATTTGGGTAGTTCATGCTCTTAATACGAGCTAGTGGAGCTACGCCTATACTGTTACTTTCCACGACAAGTAATGCGTGGTTATACATTCGACCCAAGTAGAATAGCAATTCGCCGTACCTCGTTGGGTCCATGCGGTTGTTTCTATACTTAGCTACAATCTCTCTTTCAGAGTCCATTACAACAGCTACCGAGTAGTCTTGACCTACTCCAAGTGCTACATCAGCACCAATGACAAACTTCTCATTGTGCTTGTGTTCTCTGAAAACTGTTAGCTCTCCTTGTGGATGCAGATCGAAATATGTAGAACCTTCCATTAGACGCCTTCGTGCTATTGGAGCTTTAGATTCATACAGATTGAGTGTTGGAACGTCAAATACATTTGATCCTGTACTTACGAACGCTTCTTCAGCCGTAGCTGGATACTCCTGTTGAAACTTAACTGGACCGGACTCTCCGATCTTCATTCTTCTCCAATACATCTGATCTAGGTTAAGACCGTAAGTATCAGCATATCCCTGTTCGTCTTCCTCTAACTCCCACCCTTCCGGTGCATCCATTCTATATTCAGATGTTATGAACCAAGGTATGAAGATAGGTACATATTCATTTAGTCCTTTTTCAGCAGACTTCCATAGACGGTAAAACTCACCTGAGATACCATTAGCGGTACTCTCAAGGATAACCTCAGTTCCGGGGGAATTGGGGATACCTTGGAACATACCTGCAAGTATCTTCTCATCGAATTGCCAAAAGGCAACTTCTGATAGGTGAGCAACTGTTGGAGTAGTACCCCGACCAGCCTCTGGCGAACCAGCCGTGTATAGGCGATAGCCGCGCTTTTCTTCGTACCTTACTCCATCTGCGTCTTCTCTGTGTTCTACGAAGATAATCTCTTTAGCGTTTGATCTAGCCAGTGTAGGTTGGAAGATTGGTTGTACATTAGCATGTACATCCTTAGACATCGTAAAGAGTGCTTCAGAAGTAGCCGAGTCGTGAGCCATTACGACCGACCTTGACAGAGGCATATATTTGGTTTTCCAGAAAACTCGCCCAGTGCAGTAGGTACTTATCCCCTGCTGTCGGGCCTTGAGTATAATGGCTCGTACCTTTCCTGTCTTACTTCTTTGTTCTTCAATCTTCTCGTGGATCAAATCCTGAGCTTCATTGAACACAAAGGGGACCATACCTCGAGTTACATCCTTCGGTCTGATCTTAACTTGTTCTTCGGCAAAGAGTTTGTAGTCATTTTCGTAGGCTTTTTCTTTATCCCTACGCCACTTCTCTTTAGCCAACAGTAATGCTTTGTTGTTGTCCATTAATTGTCCTATTTACCGTAGACTCGATCCTCAACTACCGTGGGGTACTGCTCGTAATTATATGGACGCAGTAACTCAATCGTATCTTTCAGTTCTCTATTAGCGTTTAAAGCCTCTAGGGCTAATGTAAGTTGTACATCTTTTATCAATAGGTCTTCTTCAGCATCTAGTAAACTCTCTTCTAAGATAGCTATACGCTTCTTCATTTCTTCATATTCGTCAAGCTTATCTAATACTATTTTAGTCATAAGAGTTCTCCTATTCACTCATATCGCATGAGTGCATATTATTTCAGTACCAATTTTGTTACTCTCTTTAAGGGGACAGTATATATGGTATAACGGAGATTATCGTATACTATATGTAGTGGTCCCCTATAAGGTATAGTAGTTATGCGCTGTAGCGTATATATAGTAGTTATGCGCTGTAGCGTATATAT